GTTCGGGATCAGGTTCGTCCAGCCCTCGCGGCTGTCGTAGCCGCGATCCGTGATCGCCATCACGCCATTGCCGAACTCACGCGAGACGCCCGCGCTGTCCTCGGCGAGGCGGGCCGAAGCACGGGTGTGATACAGGCTGTCGATCCGCGCCAGACTGACGGCCTGGCGATTGAGCTGATAGCGCCCGGCCCGGAAATCCAGCGCCAGCTGGAACGGCCGCATCCATGCGGGAGCCTGCCGCGTCAACGCCAGCGGCCCCACGCCGATCCTGATCGCCCCCATGCCGGTCACCACAGCGCGACGATGGCAGCGGCCGTGGTGCCGGTCGCCCGGACACGGCGCACGCGCACCGGCAGCAACCCGCTCGCGCCGGCCAGCGTCACCGTCTGACCGCTCAGCATGGTCACGACGAGGTCACCCGCCTGGCCAACCCAGAGCGCCCGGGAGAACACCGCCAGATCGGCACTGTCGCTCGGCGTCACGGCCGCCGCATTCGTCGCCGGCCCGTCCGGGGCCAGCGCATAGGTTTCAAACGGATCACTCATGGCTCAACTCCTCAGACGCGGAAATCGAATGTGGCGGCCGCCAGGATCACCAGCGGCGCGGTCGAGACGACGAAAAACGACACGGTGTCGATGGCACCGGCTGCCGGCGACAAAATCGGCGCACCGCCGGCAAACCGCCATGCGGCAGACCATGTCAGTTGATGCCCGCCGGCGCCGCCCTGCGTCACGATGAGGATGCCAGACTGCCCGGACGCCGCCCCTGTCGGGTCCATGATCGCCCGCGAGCCCGTGAGCGTGACGGAGAAATTCAGCCCCGCCTGCATGTCGAGCGCCATGCCCGGGGCCTCAGCCACGGGCAACGGTGCAAATGTGCCGGCAATCCAGTTGCTGACGGTCACCATGTCGGCGAGCGCCGCCGGGAAATTGATCACATGCCCGCCGTCATCGAGGCCGCGCGGGTTGCTCGCCGGCTCATAGTCGCCGGAATTGTACTGCGCGAGGCGCGTCAGCGCGCCCGCCACGGCTGCAGGTGTCGTCATGCCAGGATCTCCGTTACCTCAAATCCGGTCGCCGCGCGCCGCCAGTGCGCCAGCGTCAGCGCGTCCATCCGCGTGATGCGGCCGAGGATCGCCCGGCGCTGCATCCGCACCGGCCCGTCAGCCGGATCGGGGATCACATGCACCTCGCCGGCATAGCCCGCCCGCGCCATCACATCGAGCGCGTCCCCGAACGCCTCATCGTCGGGCAGATGATCAAACCCGAACCGGCAGACGCGCGCGCCGCGCCTTGCGCGCACGTGCTGCCCGCCGCCGAGCAGCGGCGAGCGCCAGGTCGCATCCTCGATCTCATGACCATTGCCCTGCACCGCAATCCCGGTCGACGGCCGCCAGGACCGCCCCAGGAACAGCCGCCCGGCCTCGACATAGCCTGCCGGGTTGCCGGTGTCCGACAGCTCCAGCCGCCAGCTGCGGGCATTGACGCGCGCGGCAAACACATGCACCAGCCACAGCGGCGGCAGCGCCGAGGCGTCCGTCAGCCCGGACCAGTAGCGCGGCGCATCCCAGCCGAGCCCCGCCCGGTCCGCCGCCATCGGCTGCAGCCAGCCGCTGTCGAACACCTCGTCTGTGAGCGCCCCGGCATAGCCCCGCAGCCGGTACCGATAGGCCGCCGTCAGGTTGGTCGGCCCGAGCAGCCACGCCGAGAGTTTGCGCGGCCGGCCGAGATCGACCGTCATCTGCGTTGCCGCCTCGGCCGCCGACGTGCTGCGTGCCACCGCCGCCAGCGGCAGCCGCTGCAGGTTGGCAAGCGGCAGCCCGGCCGCCCAGGAGCCGCCGGACAGCGTCGCGCCGTCCGACCAGGGATCATAGGTCAGGATCATGGGTCACCCGCAGTGGTAGGTGCAGGCGATGCGCCGCACCTCGTCCGGATCGGTAAACCTCACAGCCTCGCGCGCCTTGGCGACCGTCGACGCCCGCATCACCCCGTCGCCCTGCCGCTGGCCGGCACCGGGCAGGCTCGACGCGCAGAGGAGATCCCCCGCCGCAATGTCCCCGCCCCGGCCGCAGACATTGATGAGCCCCTCGCCAAGCGAGTTGATCACCAGCCGGTCAAACCGCTCGGCGCAATAGTCGCGCAGCGCCGCCGCCTGCGGCCCGAACGCCGCCATCAGCGCCCCCGCCTCGAACGGCACCCGCCGGCTGATCACGCCATAGACGCGCGGGTCGGCCACGGTCTCGGCCAGCGCGTTGACGCCGACCGCATCATCCATCCCGCTGCGCATCAGGATGCGCCCCGTGTCGATCACGATGTCGCCCGGACCGCCCGGCGCATCCCGCGCGATCAGCCCGTCATGCGAGCCGGTAAACGGCGCGATACTGCCGACCTCGCCGTAAACGGCAAACCCGCCGGAGGCTGCCGGCACACCGACCAGCCCCGAGCCGCCGCCGATGGCCCGGCCCCGGATCCCGTGATTGTTGCCCGAGCCCGACGATCCGGTGACAGTCAGGGCAGGCTGCGCGGAGAAGCCGGCAGAGATGATCGCCAGCCCGTTGAGCTGAAGCGCGCCGCCCGACGACGTGTTGGTAAACACCACCGCCGGCGTCGCCGAGTCCCGGGCAACCGACATGACAACGTCCCCGGAAAACGTCTCGCCGATGGAGGCGACCTGCGCGCCCGAGGCATTGATCACCCGCAGATAGTTGTCACTGGCCGTCATCGTCACGCGGCGGCCGCTCGTCGCGGTCTGCACCGTCGCACCCGTGATCGTGACGCCGGTCAGTGAGCCCGCCGTGACCGTGCCGAGATTGGCCGTCAGGGCCGACAGGCTCGACACGGTGATTTTGTCGGCCGTCACTGCGGCGGCGGCTATTTTCGGCCCTGTCACCGCGCCATTGGCCAGCTCGGTACTGCCGACCGACCCGGGCGCAAGCGCGGTCGAGGTTGTCGTCGCGCTCACCCCCGCCGTTGCCGAGGCCGGGAACCACGGCCCGAGATTGCTGCTGCGGTCCCGCGCCCGCGCCCAGTACCAGCGCGTTGCCGAGGTCGGCAGGCCCGTATGCGTCAGCTGCCCCGCCGGCCCCTCGCCGACACGCACCGCGCTCGCCCGGTCATTGACGCTCGCCGCCCAGATCTCGACAGCGGCGAGCTGCAGATAGGGCAGGACGTTGCCGTCACTGACCACCACCGCCAGCGTGATTTGCTGCGCGCCGCCCGTGGCAGTCAGGCTCGTTATCGTGATGTCCGGCATGTCGTCAGCCCCACAGCGTCAATGTCACCAACCCGTCGCGCCATTGCTCGCGCCGGCCGATTACCACCATGGCGCGCCCGGCCTGGTATCCGAGGCGCGACAACGTCAACCGCACGCTCGCCCCCAGCCGCGCGGCACCTGCCACCTCCGCCGGCACGTCGACCGCGACCAGATCGCGCCGCACGCTGTAGAGCGCCAGCCGCCGCGCCGCCTCGGCCGAAGCCGCCGTCCCATCTGTCATCAGCGTGTCAAAGGTCAGCTCCGGCGCCAGCGGATGCCGGCTGCGCACGGCAGGCGCCTCCGCAATCACGTCCAGCGCATCGCGCGCGAGATCCGCCCGCACGTCCGCCGGCAACATCTCGGCCACGTCGCCCGCCTGATACTGGTGCCATTGCCGCCGGTGCCGCAGCACCACCCGCCACGCCGGCAACCCCTCGCCCGGATCGCTGACCCGCAGCAGCCGCAGCGAGCGCGCCTCGATCTGCCCCTCCCCGATCTCCATCACCGGCACACCGGGCGCCGCCAGGCGCCCGACCTGAATTGCCCCGGTCGGCGCGGTCAGCAGCCAGCCGCCGACGCTCGCCAGCACGTCCTGCATCGCAGCGAGCCCCGACCGCTCGTCGCCAATGAAAATCCCGACCTCGCCAGGCGCTGCCGCCGCCAGCGCCGCCACCGACACCGCGTCGACCGATGCGCCGAGCCCCATGCGGATGAGCATCCGCTCGACCACGCGCGCCGCCGACCGGTCCGCCAGCGCCGCGCCCTCGCTCACATCTGCCGTCACCGTGCGATACGGCGCAGCCCCCAGCCGGAACAGGCCGAGCGACCGGCACGTGCGATAGCGCCCGCCCGGGATCACCGCCGCCGCCAGCGCCGCAAGGCTTGCCACGTCGCCGTCATCGGCGAGCGGCACGCCCGCGTCATACACGCTGATCGCAGCCACCGCCCCGTCATGCACCTGATAGATGAGATTATGCGGATTGACGGCCACCGCCGGCACCTTGAAAGCCCGGCCGAACACCAGAGGCTTCACCTTGCCCCGCAGATCCGGCCCGCCGTCCGCGCTCGCCCCCGCCGCCGCCGTCGTGCCGCCGTAGCGCGCAGCCTGGATCGGCTGGTCGAGATCGACACGCCGGTCATAGAGCCGCAGCCGCAGGCTGGTGAGCGCGTCGCTCGTCGCGTCCACCGCCTCCATCGTGCCGGTAAAGAGCCGCTCTGCCGCTGCGAGCCCGAGACGCGGATCGGCGATCCGGTCAATCCGGATCGCGCGCCCGTCAAACCCGTCATCGAGCCAGCCGTCCAGCGCGCCATCAGCATTGGACAGCACCACCTCGCCCGCCGTCACCGACCCCGCGCCGAATGTCCGCCCCGCCCCGAACAGGCTCGCCTCGATAAATCCGGGATCGGAGATCCGTGGCTCATAGAGCGTGTTGGCCGGCACCTCGGCAGGCCCGCTCGCCCGGCCATGCGTCGACAGGTAGCGGGTGACGAGACCGCCCCCGGCGAGGGGACCGGACCAGGCGTCCAGCGTGATCAGATACTCGCTCACCGCGCCGCCCTGCCCATGCCCGCCAGCCGCTGCTGATCCTGCACCGCCCGCGTCGTCTCCTGCACCGCGTCAACATTCGCCTTCGCCCCGGCCGCCACGACCCCGGCCAGCCGGTCCACATCCTGCCGCAGCCCCCGGATCTCGGCCGCCACCGCGCCCGAGTTGTCATTGGCCTGATAGGTCCCGGCCCGCATCTGCGCCAGCTCGCTGGCATAGTTGCGCGTCGCCAGCACCGGCATCACGAACTCGCCCGGCATCAGCATGCGCGGCACGCTGTCGACGCCGGCAACCCCGCCGCTGACGAGGCCACCCGCCGCCATGCCCGGCAACCGCAGCCGCGCTGCCTCCGGCGAGTTGACGATGCCCGCCTGCACCCCGGCCATGTCGCCCCCCTTGGCGAGATAGTCGAGCCAGCCGGCAAGGCCCGCCGCGTCCGGCTCGCGGCCCAGCACCGACAGGTAGAGATTGCGGATCGCCGCCTCGCGCGAATTTGCGATACCGCTCGCCACATCTTTGATCGAGCCACCGCCGGCCAAATGTTGCTGCCAGCCGGCCAGCCCGCCCGCATCCGCCTGCCGCCCGAGCAGGGACTGATACAGCGCCTGGATCGTCGCGGTGTTCTGGGCGGCTTGCATCGCCGCCAGCTCGCGGATCGCCGCCGCCTGCGCCCCCTCGGCACTCGCCAGCGCCGCCATCGCCGCATTGAGCCCGGTGATCGCAGCCCCGACCGACTGCACGCTGTCATTGATATCAATCAGCGCGCCGACCTGCGTTTTCAGCGCGGCGAGCTGCTGCTCGGCCGCCGAGACCTGCGTTTCGGCACTCGCCAGCGCCGCTGCGAGCTGCTGATCAACCGACTGCCAGATTGTGGTGTAAGCCTCGGTCGAGCCGTAATAGGCCCGGGCCTCGTTGAGGTAATCGCGGCTGACCTGCTCGAGTCGGCCCAATGCGTCCTTGTCGCCCTGGCCGACCTTGGCCAGCGTCTCCTGATAGACCCTTGCCGCCTCCTGCAGTTTTTCCAGCGGCGACAGCGGCGACAGCTGCGCATCCAGCCGCAGCTGCGTCCGGAATGCCCTGATCTGCTCGGCAAATCCACTGAGCGTCGAGATGGTCTGTTCCAGCTCAGAGCGCTCGGCCTCATAGGCCGCCCGCAGCGCCGCCCGCGCCTGGTCTGCCGCCGAGCGCGCGTCAGCCACCTGGTTCGATCCGCCGGCCCCGATCAGCCCGCGCAGCGTGTCGGAGATCGCGGGGAACACCTCGGCCAGCGCCTCGAGCTGCGCCTCGGTCAAACCCGAGGTCGCCGCGATCTGGCCGAGCGACAGCTCCAGCGCCCGCAGCGCCCCGGTCGCCTCAAACCCCAGATCCGCCGCCGTTTTCAGCCGCTCGTTGTAGAGCGTCAGCGCCTCCTCGATCTCGCTGTAATAGCCGATCCCCATGGCCCCGGAGATGCTGCCCCGGATGCCGGCATAAAGCCCGCGCGCGCCCTCGCCCAGCTGCGTCGCGGCCTCTGCCGCCGCCTCGGTCAGGCTCTCCAGCGCGCGTTTGAGCAGCCCGTCCACAACCCCGGCCGCCTCGCCACTGGCCGAAGAGACAGCCCTGAGCGCGTTGCGATAGACCTCGGCCCGCTCCGCCGCCGGCAGGCTGTCCGACGCCCCCTTGGTGATCGAGGCAATCGCCGCGTCGAACTCCTCGAGCGCCAGCGCGCTGTCGAGGCCGAGGAGCCTTGTGTCCGCCAGCCGCTCGCCGAGCGTCCTGACCGCGTCATTGAGCTGGTTGATGTAGCCCCTGTCGGTCAGGTCATTGATCGAGCGCCGGATCTCGCCGGCGAACTCGCCGCGCAATTTGTCCATCGCCGTTTTGACCGCCTGGTCCACCGAGGCCGCCGCTTCGTCCGCCGACATCGCCAGCCGGATCAGCGTCTCCTCGAGGCCGACCGCCGCGCCCTTGATCTCGTTGATCCGCTCGGCCACATCGCTCATCGGCTCCACGCCGGTCACGAGCGAGATCGCATAGCGCTGCGCCGCATGCTCCATTTCGGAGATGTAGGTGTTGACCGCATCCGGATCGAGATCGTTGCCATAGTCCCGGAGACGGTCGAACATGTAGCGCGCGTCATCGACCCAGCCGGTCAGCTGGTCGCGCGCCTGCTCCATATTGTCGACCGCGTCGAAAAACGCCGTATCGAACCCGAACCCAAGATTGAGATTACCAAGCGCTACATCGCGTTCCTTGCGGAACGTCTTTTCCAGCAGCGCGAAATACTGGCTGTGCAGCTGCTCCAGCTCGCGCTGCAAGCCTTTGTTGCCCGCATCGCGCGCAAGGATCTGGTATTTGACCGACTGGTCCGAATACTCGGTAAACCCGTCCCGGAACTCGCCGATCCCCCGGCCGGCCGACAGCTGCTTGAACTGGTTGATGGCGCCCATCGAGGTCGCCAGCTCGCGCTGTGCCGCGAGCCGCTTTTGCCGCGCCTGCGCATTGCCGCCGAGGATGCCGCCGAACAGCCCGAGCCCGCCGCCGAGCAGCGCCCCAATCGCCCCGCCGACCGGTCCGAATGCGAGGCCCGTCGACAGGCCGGACAGCGCACCGCTCAGCCCCCCCATCAGCGGCGAGCCAGACTGATAGCCCATCGAGAACGCGCCAAGCGCCTGGCCAAGCGCCTGGCCACCAGCGCCCATTGCCCCGGCAGCGCTGCCCCCGAACACCTGACCCCAGCCGAACACGGTGCCTTTCCCGGCCCCGCGCTCGCTCCCGTCCTCAACCGCCTGTCTGATCTCCGCAACCGGAGAGCCTTTCAACGCCGAGCCGATGGTCTTGAACGCCTCGCCGGAGAACAGCCGGTCAATGCCCTGATAGCCGAGATCGGCGAACCGGCTGGTCACCCGGTCGAGCAGCTCGTCGAACGACTCGAACCCGCCCTCCATCAGGTCGCGGAACACATCCCCGAACCCGGACGAAAACGCGTCGCCGAAATCCCGGCCCATGCCGGCACCGAGGTCGGCAATCGAGCCGCCCTGCTCCAGCTCCGCGATCCGCGTGCGCACCGCAATCACATACTCGGGCGGCAGATCCTCGCCCGTGGCAATCAGCGCCGCCAGCGCCTCGCGCAGCTCCTGCGCCTCCTCGGCCGCGCGCAGCCAGGGCATCTCCTGCTGCGCCGTCCGCTCGACAATTCGGCGATAGTCATCGACGGATTTCGCGGCCTCAGCCACCCGCTTGCCGGAGCCGCCCGCCCTGCGACCGCTCGCCTCGAACGCCGCCGCACTGTTGCCGAGCGCACGCTCGAGCGCCCGGCTGTTTTTGGCCAGCAGCTCGTCAACCTCGGCCTGTTTGGCCCCGGACTTGATGAGCGCCCGGATGCTCTCCTCGCGCTCCTCATACTGCCGCCGGATCTGCGCTGCAGCTCGCTGCTTGGCCGGCAGCGCGTCGATATGCGTGTCCTGTTCGATGCGCTGCAGCTCGCGCGTAGCATCGGCCACACCCGTGATCTCGCGCTCCTGCTCTCTGAAGCGATCCATCAAGGCCTGGCTGGCACTGAGCGCGTCCGGCATGAACGCCGCCGCCTCAAGCCCCTTGTTCAGCTCTTCGCGCGCCTTCGCCAGCTTCTCCTGCGCACCAATGGCCGCCTGCATCCCGGGCAGCGCCGTTGACAGCGCCCGCATCGAGGCCGCATAGGTGTCGACCGCCGCAGCCGCCCCGGCAATGGCACCGCCAGCCCCGCCCGCAGCGCCCCGCACCGAGTTGAGCGCCGCCTCGCCGTTGCGGACACTGCGCTCCAGATCGGCGACCTGCGTCGTCGTGCGCAGCGCCTGCTCGACCAGCGCGACGAGCGCCGCATTGCCGCTGTTTTCCGAGCCGAGCCGCGCCAGCGCGTCCCGGAACTGGTCGATCCCGATCCGCCCCTGGTCAAAATCATCGGCGAGCTGACGCAGCGCGCCGCCCTGCCGCAGGAACTCGTTGAGCGGATCGTCGATCCCGAGCTGCACCCGCCGGTCCGCTTTGCGACCCATCGCCGTGCGCCAAACATCGAGCGCCGCATCCAGCTCCGCCCGCGCCGCCTCCAGCTGGCTGCGCTGTTCCTTCAGCGCCTCGCCGACCTGGAATGCCGCCATGTCCCGCGAGGCCTGCGACAGTTTTTCGACCTCGGCACCGGTCTGGCCATAGGCCTCCCGCAGCCGGCGCACCGCCGCCTCGAGGCTCTGCGTCGCGGTTTCGGTCTCGCTCGTCCGCGTCGCCCAGATCGCCACACCCGCCGTGATGGCGGTAATGCCGAGACCGATCGGGCCGCCGAAAAACGCCAGCGTGCCGCGCAATGCCGACATCGTCGCATTGGCCGCCCGCGCCCGCACGGTGCTCTGCGCCAGCTCGTCCGACCAGCGCGCCATGCTGGCCGTCGCCCCGTCGACCGCGCGCTCGGCAGCCCCCACGTCCCGGTTGAGCCGCGCCAGCGTCCCTGCCGTGGCCCCGTTGGCGAGAGCCAGATCCCGCCGCGCCTGCGCCGCCCGCAGCGTCGCCACCGCATTGACGCCCTGCGCCCGCGCATCCTCGAGCGCCGCTGCTGCATTGGCCCGCGACGCCGCCACCGCCTGCATCGTGCCCTGGACATAGTCCGTCACCGCGCCGATGGTCCGCCCGGCGAACACCGCCGCCAGCGCGATTGCCGCGAGATCCGCATTGCGCGCGAGCGGCACCATGGCACCGGCCGCGCCCTCGAGCGCCGATCCCAGCGCCCCGCCAAACCCCTCGAACGAAGCCCGGCTTTCCTCCAGCGCCGACGCTGCATCATTGGCCAGATTGGCAATCGCCTGGGACAGCCCGCCGCGTCCGATGGCATCGGCCGTCAGCTGGATCTGGTCATCGAGCTGAGACAGAGCCCCGTTCAGGCCCTGCATCTGCTCGCGCATGGCCCCGGCAAACGTGTCCGTGCCGATCTGCCGCAGATAGCGCTCGACCTCGTCCGCGCTGTTGCGCACAGTCGTCGTGACGCCCCGGAACGTAAACGCCACCTCGTCGCCGGAGCGGCTCGCCTTGACACCAAATTCCTTGAGCCGCTCGAACTCACCGGATGTGGCATCCGCGATGGCCTCGACCCACTGCAGCAGGTCTTTGCCCATGGCAGAGGCCGTGTTGCCATAGCTCTCCATCGCCGCCATCGACGGCTCGAGCCCGAGGGCCTTGAGCTTGATGAATGCCTCGGTCGCCTGCGCAACCGAGAACGGCGTGGTCCCCGCAAATCGCTTGATATCCTCGAACGCCGCCGCCCCGGCCGCTGCCGATCCGGTGACCGTTTTGAGCGAGGCCCGGAGTTTTTCAAACGACGCCGAGGTCTGCACCACCCCGTTGATCAGCTGTACCGAGCCGAGCGTCGCCATGGCAGCCGACGCCCCGGCCAGCGCACCGCGCAGACCTGCGAGCGCCTGCGACTGCTGGTCAATCGCCCGGACGTTCGCCGCCCAGGTCCGCGCGGCGGCCGAGGAGGTCCGGTTGAAATTGCCCATCGTCTGGTCGAGCTGACCCAGCCCGCGCTGCGCGCGCCGGGAAAACGCGCTGATCTCGGCATCCGCCCGACGCAGCTCGCGCTCAAACCCGGCGATATCCGCCGCGAGCACCACCTCCATCGAACGATCAGAATCACCGGTCATGTCGTCTCCGATGCGGCCCGCGCCGCGATCATGCCGTTATGCGAGCTGGCAAACCGCATGAGCTTGCCCGCCACCCCGTCGCCGCCGGGCGGCGTCGGCGCTGGCGGGAACACCGCCTTGAGCACCGACGAGATCAGCTCATGCCGGGCGTCAGCCGCCCGGCGGATATGGTCGAGATTGGTGTCGAGCGTTTCGGCCGCCGTCCAGCCGAGGTGCCCGGTGCCGATGTCGAACAACCGGTCGAGATACTCGGCGAAGGCGGCCGCCCTCACTCCGGGTCGGCATCGCCGTCATCCGGCTCCTCGGTCTCGGCAACCGCATCCGCATCGCGCCCGCCAGCCGAAATGTTCCGCAGGAACTGGATGGCCGGCTGGCCATAGCCCTGGAACAGCCCGCCGGCGAACACCAGAGGCGCGATTTCATCGAGCGTGCGCTCGACGCGTTTGGCGTCGATGCCAGCCGCCAGAACATAGATCAGCGCGTCGATATCCTGCTGGATGAACTGGTTGTAGACCGGGGCGATCCCGCCGAATTTGGCGTTGATCTTGCGCGCGGCATCGAGCGTCGGGCGCAGCACGCGCTCGCGCCCGCCGAGAGTAATGGTCACCTCGCCCGAGGACAGACGGTCGGTCATTGGATTTGCTCCTGTTATGTGGCTCAAGGAAAAGGACCGGCGGCACTCTCGCCGCCGGCCAGTTGGCTGCCGACCGTCAGACGGCAGCCGGGACGGTCAGAACCGGCGTGTTGATGGCCAGGGTGACGGTCCCCTTGACGATGGCGTCGGCATTGCCGACCTGCGTCGTCAGTTTGGTCACCGCCGCGTGAAAATAGAAAATCGTGTTTTTGCCGGTCGGAGTCGGCTTGTCGTCCAGCTCGATCCGGATCGCGTAGTCGGCATCGGCCGCCACCGCCGCCGCCAGCGCCACCTGGCCGGCGTCGACCGGGTCACGACCCAGCGTCACCTGCAGCTCGCCCGCGTCGAACGAGGTCTTGAATTTGCGCACGCGGCGATTGTTGAGCGCCGTGAAATTCGCGAGCCCCACGTTGTCGCCGAACTCGCCGATATCCTCGACCTCGCCGATCTCGGTCCAAGGCGTCAGTGCCGCATACGCGGTCGGCGTGGCTGCGGCCGTCGTCGGGCCGATGGAAATGCGCGTCCCCGCGCCAGTCTGTACGGGCATTGTCTAGGTCTCCTGTGGACATGAAAAGGCCGCCTCGCGGGCGGCAGAACCCTCCATCCGGAGGATCAGTCAGCGGCGATGCCGCATGCGTCAGAGTTGCTCGGTCAGGATCTCGAGGCTCACCTGCCCCATGTACGTGAGCCCATCCGGCTCCGGGCTCGTTGCCTCGGTCAGCACGGTGCAGCGCACCACGCGACCCGAGAGGTTGCCGCTGTCGTCGGCGAGGTCTCCGCGCCGCCGGTGCAACGCGGTCCGGATGCGGCCCATGATCCGCAGGCACTCGGCCTGCCCGCTGTAGGCCGACCAGACCGACAACACCACCAGCCAGCGCCGCGAGAGGTCCGTCAGCCGATCCTGCCTCGCCGCGACAACCCGGCTGATCTGCACATAGGGCAGAGCCTGGCCGGGCCGCGCCACGTCGAACACCGGCACAGCCGGCAGCGGCGGCACCGCCGAGAGCGCTGCCGTGAGCCGCTGGTAGACCCAGCGATTGACCTCGGTTGTCATTTTCTGGTCCGCGTTTTGAGCGCTGCCCCGGCGGACAGCACGCCGCCGGTCGCCCGGCCGATCCGCGCCGCGATGCCCGGCGCGTTGAGATCCAGCGCCGGCCCCATGAACGGGCTCGCCGGCATCGGCGGAATGTTGCGCTCTGGCGAGCCCTTGGTGCCGAACTCGATGAATTGCCAGTAGAACTGCTCGCGAGCAGCTGTCCGCGACAGGAGCCCGATCCGCGCCCGCAGCCCGTCGCCATCGACCTGCGCACTCAGCGCCGCCGCCAGATCACCCGTGCGCACCGGCACCAGCCCGCGCATCGTGTCGAGCACATCCTGCGCGCCGGCCTCGATCTCCCGCGCCACCGCCACCCGCACCCGCCCGGGCATCCCCCGCACGGCCGCCCGAACTCGAGCAACGCCCTTGATCTGCGATTTGGTCATGTGGTCACACGCTCCACGCCGAGGGAGACCTCCGCAATCGCCCGCCCCCGATCCGTCACCGATATGACGCGGTAGGACGCGCCCGCGATCACGACGCGGTCATTGACTGCGAGGCCGAGCGTGCTGGCACTCCGCCTGACACGCACCTCGCCGCGCAGCGGATCGGTGATCCGGCCCGCCTCGCGCCGCTCCCGCGTGGTCTCGAAAACCACATGGGCTGCACAGGTGCAGATCTGCACCGGCACCTCGGTCGCACCGCCGAGCCCATCCGGCACCCGGTCGAGGCGACTGATCACCACGCGCTGGTCCATCTGCCCGGCGCGCATCAGAGCCTGCCCCATCGCAGCTGACGGATCAGAGCCGACGCCCCGCCAGGCATCTCCAGCGGCGATGCGCCGATGACGACACCCTCACGCTGCATGTCCAGCGCCCCCACCCGCAATTTGACGAGCAGCCGCGCCGCCGGCAGCCGCTCCTCCGGCAGGGCACAGAGATAGTCGACGCGCCACCGCGCCCCGGGCTGATACGACGCGAGGCTCGGCAGATCGACCCAGGCCCCGCGCGCATCACGCCCCCAGGCCGGACCAGCCACCGGCGTTGCGGTTGCCCCCTCGATCACGTGCAGGCTGACCTCGGTCACGTCAGGCAACGCCAGACGCTGCAGGCCAGCCTCGGCAAACTCCTCCCGCCAGCGCTGCGGCAGGATCACCCGGCCGAGCGCCCCGCCCGGCCCCTCCAGCTCGGAGACAACCGAGGCCTCGAGCGCTGCCAGCGTTGCGTCATTGTCGCCCGGCTCATACCGCAGATGCTCGCGCAACTCGGCCACGCTGACGACCGGCCCGGCCGGAGCCTCGATCCGGACCGCAGGCATCAGACAGGCGCCTTTGGCGCACGCTTGGCAAAGCGCGCAATCTGGCCCTCGCCCACGCCCTCGCCGGTCTTGCCAGCGATCTCATCGGCCTGCACATCCACACAGCCGAGCGCAATCGCTGCGTCCAGCAGCTCGGGCGGGCACTCCTCGCCCGCCTCGATCACCACGGGATAGATTTCCCCGGCCCGCACGCCCTCGAACGGTCTGGTCACAGTCGGCATCGTCATCTCCTCGGGATAAGCGGCGGGCGCATCGGGCGCCCGCCGGGATCAATGTCAGGCCGCCACGCGGTGATAGCGGATCCACTCCGGGTTCCAGATGCCGCCACCGACGCGTTTGGTCGTGTAGAACAGCACGTACGGCTTGCGGGTGTAGGCATCACGCAGCACGGAGATCCCCACCCGGTCAAAAATGCGGTACGCCTCGGCGAGGTTGCCGTAGACGACAGGGATCGCATTTGCGGCGACATTCGGCAGACCAGACAGCTCAAACACGGGCTCGCCGTTGAGCGTGGCCGGCTGGCCGGCCTGGAAACTCGGCTGCCAGAGATAGTTGCCGTCGCCGTCCTTGAGCTTGCGGATCGCGCGATACGTCAGCCGGTTGGCATAGAGGGCTGCACCGGCACGCCGCTCGGCCGGAAGGCTGGTCGTCAGGTCGATCAGGCCATCAGCGGTCAGCGCGGCAGCCGCACCGGTCCGCACCTCCTCCACCGCGCCGAGGGGATGGCGCTGCGCGGCCGGGCGGGCCGCCTCGGCAGCAGCGTCATAGTTGAGCAGGCCGGTCGGTTTGTTCACGCCGTCGCCGGAGATGAACGCGATCCCCTCCTGCCGGGCGAACTCGGTGTTGACCTCGCTCGCGAGCCACGCCGCGATGTTGATCGCGCTGTCCTCGAGGATCTGGTTGGTCGCCGCCGGCTGGGCATAGATCTCCCCGAACGCGAACGCATAGTCCTGCAGCTGGCTGCTGTTGGTCTCTGGGCGGGTGGCGGTTTCGCCGACCCAGCCCGAGGCCGTGCCGCCGATGTTGTAGAGCCGCTTGAACCCGCGTCCGGTGACGGACTGGACGGTTGCGAACTGGCGCATCGGCGAGACCTGCACCAGCCGGTCAGTGATCGTGCGATCCCACTCGACCGGCGCGGTGTAACCGCCGTCCGAGTCCGAGCCGACCGAATAGGCCGCCGAGACCCCCTGCACGCGCATCGCGGCCTTGACCGCATTCTCGTCGACGCGCCCTCGCACGAACGCATCAAACGTCTGCGCGTAGGCCCGATCTGCCTCAGTCATCACCGCCGGTGCGCCAGGCCCATGATCCCGGGCAGCCGCTCGGATCGCCTGCTGATCGAGCGCCGCCTGCAGCTCACCGACCTGGGCGTTGATGCGCTCGAGTTTCTCGGCCGTCACCACATCGTCAAACTTCGCCTTGACGCCGGCCAACTCCTCGGCATGCGCCTTCTTGAACTCCTCGAACGCCTGACCCAGCTGGGCCAGGACCGCGTCAGGGCCATTGCCCTGCGCACGAGCGAACAGGATGCCGCGCTGTCCGGCGGCGCTGGTATGAATAGTCATGATTTCTGTCTCACTTTTTCAGGGTGGCAATCAGGCGCTGTACGGCGCCAACGTCCAGACCAGCGCCGGGCATGGTCTCTGCGGCAGCGCCAGGCGTGCCGGGGAATGCCTGCCGCATCAGGGCGCGCCGCTCGGCACGCGGCACCCCCGCCTTGGCAAGCTGCTGATCGAGCCGCGACCGCGCGGCTTTCTGCGGGTCCGTCGCCGGACCGAGATCAGGCGCAGTGAATGTCTCGTCGGCAAACGCCATCTCGATGGCACGCTCGGGCGCGAGCCAGGTCTCCGCCTCCATCATGGCGCGGATCTCCACCTGGTCGCGGCCCGTGCGCGCGGAATAGATCCCTGCCATCGCCTCGTCGAATGCCCGGAACGTTTCCGCCGCGCTGGCGAAATCGGCGTGATTGCCAACAACCCCGCCCCAGCTGTTGTGGATCATCAGGAACGAGCCGAGGCCCATCTGCACCGTGTCGCCCGCCATGGCGATGATCGAGGCTGCTGAGGCCGCGAGCCCCATCACCCGCACGGTCACGCGCGCCGGATGCTCGGCGAGCAGGTTGTAGATGGTCACGCCCTCGAACATGTCGCCGCCGGGGCTGTTGATGTTCACGGTCACGTCGACCGGGCCGATCTGCCGCAGCGCGCCCGCAATCCGTTTGGCGGTCACGCCCTCACCGGTCCACCAGTCCTGACCGATCACGTCATAAATCGAGATCGTCGGCGTCTCGTCGCCCTCGGCCGCGAGCGGCGTCCAGCGCTCCAGCGCACCGGATGCCGGCTCGCCGACATAGGCCCGGGGCTTCTCGATCTGCACGCTCGGCAGGTTGCGCAGGCTCATTGTGCTGCCTCCTTCTGGCCGGGCATCGGCGGCAGGTTGCGCGCCTCCGGCAGGTCCATGAACTCGCGCACCTCGTCGATCTCCAGCCACGGGTGATGCCCGCCGGAGCCGAGGCCACGCGCGAAAAACTCAGCCTGATCCTTCATGTTGCCGCGCAGCAAACCGCCCGCGTTGAATTTCGCCTCGAGCATATCGGCCTCCGCGTCGGTCAGCAGATCGCGGGCAATGGCCTGCTCCCAAGCCTCGAACCACGGGTTGAGCCCGTAGAGCACGAACATCTGGCCCAGGACGTCGATCCCGGAACCCCAGGACGTATCGTTCATCCCGAGGAGCGGCCTCGGCACCCCGAACACGCGACCGATCTCCTCGATCTGGTGCGCCCGCTGCTCCAGCGCCTGGGCGTCACGACCCGTGGTCGGCGCGGCATTCAGTTTCATGCCCTCCTCGAGGATGAGCGTTCTATAGGCGTTCTCGGCGCCCTCGCGCTCCTCGAGGCTGGCCTTGAGCCGCCCGAATGCCTCGGCCGTGACCGCCCCCGGTGCCTCCAGCACCAGACCCGCCATCACGCCGCGCCGAAACAGGTTCGCAGCTGCGCGCTCGGTCTGCATCGCGAGCGCGATGGCCTCGGCCGCCTGCTGCACCAGCGACAGGCCGGTGATCCCGTCAGCCGACAGGCCAAACCGGACGTGGAAAATCTCGCTCTGCGGCAGCACGGACTGCGAGCCATTGCGGTTGCTGACGAGATACTCCAACCGCCAGTCGTCGAGCTGTCGCGGCGTCACCGATGCCAGCGGCACCAGGGCAACCACAGCGCCGCGCGAGCGGATCACACGCGCATAGGCGCTGCCCTGCGTCAGCGCCCGCTGTTGCATGAGCGCCCGAAACTCAAACGCGGTCTGCCACGGGTTAGGCCGACGGTGCAGGATCTTGAACAGCGGATGGTCCCGATGTTTTGTCCTGTCGGCCATACGGATCAGATGCAGCGGCAGCTGACCGACCGCAAACGAGATCAGGCTGACGCTGCGCAGGACAGCCGGATTGCGCAGCGCGACCGCTGGCGTGACCGTCAGTCCGGACTGCGTTGTCCGCTGGCCGAGCGCGTCGACGATGAGCGCATATAGCTCCGGCGACGTGAGCGACAGGCCACCCTCGGCACGCGGTGCCGGGTCGCGGCGGAACAGGTCAAGCAATCGCCTCACAGCATCAATATCCCGCGTGTCTCATAGACCGAGGGCGGCGGAGCTGCGCGCGTGCGGCACGTGGCAACACCGATGGACATGGTCAGCGTGACCATGCCATCGATGCGCCCCGTGGCCTTCTGCTTGTCCAGCATCCGGTGCCCGGTCCGGTTTTGGGTGTAGGCCGTATGCGCCGCGCAGCTCGTCATCATCGGATTGCGCTCGATCACGATGCGGCCCTCGAGGACCGCCGATTCCATCTTGTTGATGCTGTCCGGCATCCAGAGATAGATTTCCTGCTCGCCCTCGGGCCGGTCCTTGTCCGCCTCCAAGACCCGCCGGTTGAACCCCTGCGGGTGGATGACGAACGGGATGGACTGGCCGCCGTCGAGCATGTGTTCGCGCAGCCGCTCCAGCCCGTACTGGTCCGCCGCAACCTCGCGCGGTCGCGCCCTCGCACAGATGCGCTGCAGGGCATCGGCCACCCAGGCATAGCGAATGCGATCACCATCCACCGGCTCAATAAAGCCGTCGCGCGCCCAGACCTCATAGGGCGCCTTGTCTGCCGCCGCGCGCTCGCGCAGCGTGTCGCCCGGCGTCCAGAACCAAGTCTTGCTGACAAATCTCTCGGCGTCCTTGGTCGCGTCCAGCACCCAGGTCAGGGTGAACGCCGTGAAATCCCTCGACTGCGACAGGTCAAGCGCGCCATAGCAGGGATATCCAGCGGCAATCAGCGCATCGACATCAACCTCGCCGAGACAGGCCGACCAGGTCTGATGCTTGAAGGCGGCCGTCACCGCGTCAGTCCACTCACAAAAGTGTAGCCGCGCGATGCCATTGCGCTTGCCGGGCATTTTGACGGCCTGGTCTACCTGCAGCGCCAGATACTCATGAGACAGGATCGAGCCGAGCAGCGGGTTCGGCTTGCCCCAGCAGGACGGGTCTCGCTCCCAGTCATCTCCCTCGTCGAGGGAACAGACAAACGCAAATGTCGTGTCATCCTCGACGATGCCATGCGCGACATTGATTGCGTGCGTATGCTCCTCGAAACACACGCTTTTTCGATCCGTCCCGGCGTTCGTGGCCATGCAGAGGAGCGGCTGCCGGCGGAACTTGAACCCGCGCTCGAGCATGTCGATCACGTCGCGGTTGCGATGCTCATGCACCTCGTCGACCAGCGCCATATGCGGGCGCGGCCCGGACTTGCCCTCCTCCGACGAGATCGGCCGGAACTCGCGCCGGTCGCCCGCCTTGCCGTGATACGTCAACGACCAGACCGGATCGACGCCGTGCGTTCGCACGCGGAGGGCCAGTTCCGGGCTCTGCTGGACCATGGCGACGCCGTCCTTGAACAGCACCATCGCCTGGTCTTTTTTCGATGCGGCCGCGTAGATCTCGGCGCGGGGCTCGCCATCGGCGACAAGGCCGTAAAGCCCGATGCCCGCCAGCATCGGCGATTTGCCATTCCCCTTCCCCTCCTCGTCATAGAACCGCCGGAACCGGCGGAGCTTGGTGTCCCTGTTGACCCAGCCGAACAGCGAGCCGATTCGGAACTGCTGACTTGGATGTAGGCGGAACGGCCTGCCCTCGAACTGACCGCCATTCAGCCGGAAGTGGCGCGGGAAATACGTCACTGCCCGCAGCGCCTTTGCCCTGTCGAACACCAGGCCCCGCTTGCCTGCGTCCTCGAGGTCGGTCAGATGCCGCCGGGCGGCAGCGCGGATATGGGGACCGGCAACGACCCGGCCCGCGTCGACATCCTCGGCCCAGGCCGTCACCGGATCAGCGTCCTGGTCCGTTCGCATGTCAGTCGAAATCATCCTCGAACAGATCCGCCTCGGCACTCGGCCCGGCGTTCCGGAGCCCGCGCTCGGCCGCCGGTGTCAGCCCGAAATCCCGGGCGAGCGTCAAAAACTGGCGGAATGTCTCGTTGAGCTGCCCGACCTCGGGTCGGCATTTGATCTGCGCGCCGTTCCGTGTCTGGGTCACATAGGTCTCGCCGACCCCCGGCGTCGCCATGAACCGTCGCAGCTGTTCATGCCGCGCCCGCGCCTCGCACATCAGGGCGAACGTCTCGAGCATCGGCTCCCGCAGGCGGTTGATGGTCGGATTGCACAGGATCGGCGCGAGCCGGTCATAGATCTCGGCCGCACCAGGGCTCAGATAGTCGGGTTTCAGCTCGGCCGCGATCTGCCGCCCGCGCTCCCGCATCCGCTCATCGTTGCCGCCGTCGCCGGTAAACGGGACAACGGTCTCCTCGTTTGGCCGTCTGCCCTTCATCGCACCCTCTCACTGGTGGCTTTTTGCCTCCAATTCCCACCCGCTGCACAAAAACCCTCTTCCGCCGGTATCCGAGGCGGGCGCCTCAGCCTTTTGCCCCCCCCTACCCCGAGGCGGGATGCCGAGGATCGACCGGCCAGCCGTCGATGCCGACCTCGGTGGAGTAGCCGCGCACCTCCTCGGCCTGTTTGACGCTGTCGTGATGATCCGGGCAGAGCGTCTGCAGCGCGCCGGCCCAGAACAGCTCGGGGTTGCCGCGATGCGCCACGATGTGGTCAGCGACGAGAAACCGCCGCCTGGGATTGGTCTGGACGCTGCCGTCCATTTGCCGCGAGCCGTCATTGACGATGCCGCGCTTGAGGCAAAACTCACAGACCGGGCTCGCCTCCAGCTGCGCTGCCCGCCGTCGCCTCCACCGCGCGGTGTTGTACCAGCGCCGGTACTCCGCCGCCTCGGCGCTGCGATCATCCCGGCGGCCTGCCATCGTCCGACCCCAAACGCAAAACAGGCCCGCGATCCGCGAGCCTGCTGCCGTCATCCTGATCTCAATAGAAACCCGCCGCGCCAGCTCCACCGATCCGGTGTCGTTGCTGGCTGGGTCCGCCGCCACGGTCGGTCTGTGGATCGCGCCTCTCGCGCGCAGCCCCGTGGGATCCGGCAGGTCGTCCTGTTCGCAGAGTTACGCCGACGCCTTGAGGCTGTCAACAGGCAGCGTTGCCTGCACGTCGCCGCCGAACGCTGAAACATCCGCCCGAACCGCCTCACCGCCCGCCGCAATGCCTTTGACAACAACCTGTTGCCCGGCAAACGGACCATCCACAACCAGCACCACATCGCCGAGCCGGAACCTGTGGCCAACCTCGATCTCCCGCCCCCTGAACGAGGCAATGGAGGTGGCAATCACGCGAGTGAGATCGCGCACCGGCACCCGCACGGCCGGCCCGCCGCGCTCCACAGACAGCAGACCCTCGACGCCGTCCGCAGCCCGCACCATGTCGACCGTCTCGCCGCCGGCCACATCGAGCCCCACGAACAGGTAGCGCACCATCATCGGGCGATAGGTGTCCACCCACCGTTTGTCGCGCCCGGTCTGCCGCCGCTCGGCCACCACGGGCAGATAGGTCAGCACGCCCCGGTCACCGAGGGCCGAGGCCGCCCGCTGTTCGCAGCGCGGGTTGCACCACGCCACCACCCATTCCAGCGGCACATGCCGCACCAGCCGCATCATCAGCTCGAGCTGCTGGACCATCGCGTAGTTTGCCGGTGTGATCGACCGTGTCATGCACGCCCCCTGACGATCTCGAGAAACGCATCTGCCGCCGCCGCGACATCCGCGACGGTCTCGCCCGCACCGGCCTCACGCGCCGGGAAATAGACCCACTCGGCACAGCGGCCCGCATCGGCAAACCACGGCCAGCCGCGCTGGCTGTGCAGCTCGGCCCAGGCCCGCCACAGGGCCGAACCGCGATGAACCTGCTCGGTGCGCTCGGCCAGCGCCAGCACCGCCGCGTCAACCGTCGTGCCGCGCGCCCGGTTGAGCGCGTTGTCGTCCAGCGTGTTGACGCGAGGCCAGCCACCCGCCGCCAGTTTCGCGCGCCGCACCTCTTCCGCCGACAGCGTCCCGGCCGAGATCATCTGCTGCTGCATGCGCGTCGGCGCCATGTTGCAGCGCGGGTCCGGGTCCGCCGCCAGCGCCGCAAAGCGCGCCGCCGCCCAGGCCTTGCCCCAGGCCGGAGCCGCATGGGTGGACACCGCAGCCGAGGCCGCACCCGCCGTCACCCGCTCCCAGCGCCTCTCGGCGAGGTAGGTCGAGAACGAGCAGAATTTGGTCCGCCCCGTCCGCCGCGTCTCGGCCACATAGGCCGCCAGCCCCGCCGCTGCCGCCTCGCGCTCGTCGTCGGTCAGTGCAACCCAGGCTCGCTCGGCCGCAACCTCACTGTCGGTTGCAAACGTCGGCCAGTCCCGGTGCACCCGCCTCATCCGGGCTCGCATCGTCTCGGCACGCACCGCGCCATCGGTGGCGCCGTCCGCGTTCCCGCTCGCGCGCTCTCTCTCAATTACTGTTCTTGATGGTTCTATAATGGTTCGGGTGACATGGTGACACCCGTCAGCGTCGCTGGTGTCACCCGTGGCGTCGTCCATGTCACCCGTGGAGACGGGTGACACCGTGTCACCCGTGACACCACGACACCCGTCAGAGGCCGCCGCCGGGCGCCCGATTGCCTCCGGAACCATGTCATACCGCGTCGCCTGACCGCGCCGCCCGGAGGCCTCGGCCACAACCACGAGTAAACCCTCCTCGACGAAATCGGCGAGCAGACGCTGCACGGTGCGTTCGGACAGCTCGGTCTGCGCCGCCAGCGTTGCCACGGTCGGCCAGATGCCGCGACCATCATCGTCGGCATAGTCGGCGAGCCGGAGAGCCAGCAATTTGCGCGAGGCCCCGCCCAGCGGCGCCTTGAAAATACGGGACATCAACAGGATGGACATCAGTCCGCCTCCTCCAGGAACAACAGGGAAAACTCGGATAGTTGATAGGGCAGCCCCGGCAGCGCCCGCTGGTCGATCAGCCGCAGGGCCGAGAGCCGCACGAGCGCGAGCGCCACATAGGGCGTCGGATGGCCGAGGTCGCGCGCCATCAGCGCCGTGTTGAGCCGCAGCCGCGCGCCGGGCTCATGCCGCGCGCAGAGATATCGCAGCACCTCCCGCGACACCCGGTCGGCCCCGAGCCGCGCCGAGGCCGCCTCCAGCCGTGACAACGCCACCTCGCTCATGCCGCCACCAGCCCCCTGCACCGCTCCACGACCCGCAACGCCTCGCACCGGTCAATGGCAACGCCACCCGCCATGGGCATGAACACGGTCAGTCCGCGACAATTGCCGCTGTCAGACGCCGCCCTAAACACGAGCGGAGCCCCGACAACGATCTCCCGGTCGTCAATGCGGGCAAAATTGCCCTGCTCGATCCGAACCACGCGGTCAGGCGCCCATCGCCGCAGCACCCCGTCGAGGAGCATCGAATTGACCGCAACCAGCCCCACCTCATCGCCCTCGATCCCGCGCATATGCACGGATGCGGAACGCAGCAGCTCCTCTGCTCCGCCCGGCTGATCGACCGACATCACGACACCGTGGCGCGACATCAACAGGCAGACGGCCGGCGGCAGGTGCCGCGAGGCGGTCGCCGTGCAGCGCGCCAACGCCCGGCGCGTCTCGTCAACGTTGAGCGTCACCTGAAGGTGAGGAGCGGGATCGGCAGGCACCACGCGTCGCCAGTTGGGATACTCCGCATCAACCAGCTTGACCGTGACGGTCAGCCCCGGCACGACGAAACGCACATGGCCACCCTCGCCAGCGACGACGTCGACCCCGCCGCGCAGCGCCGCGACCCGCTGCGCCGCCGAAATCGGCAACAGCAGCGTAGCGAGCGCCCCGTCACAGTGAAACCCTGTGGGCTCGACGGCCAGCCGCCAGCCGTCCGTTGCCACCGCAACGCCCTCGGCGAGCAGGACAGTGTTGAGGTAATAACGGGTTTTCTCAGCCGAAACGAACGGCAGACATCGCGCGACCGCCCTCGCGAGCTGCTCGTCGGCCTGCCGCGACAGCCCGCCATATGCAAAATCCATGTGGGGCCATTCGGCGACATCAATGCCCGGCAGCACCACCCGCCCCCGACCATGCTCGAGCGTCACCGCCACCAGGTGGGTCTCCCGCGACAGCGTAATCACCTGACCGCGATCCATGGTGCACAGCAGACGCCTGAGCGGCTGGATCTGCACGACGCCCGCCCCATCGGCCTGCGACGCATCAAACTCGGCACGCGCCTCGACCGTGAGATCCGTCGCGGTCACAGTTGCGCCATTAAGGAGCACGCAGGTCAGCACCGGCGCCGCACCGGCTCGCGACACCACAGGCGCCACCAGATTGAGCGCCGCCCGCAGCTGCCCCGCCGTCGTCACAATCCGCATCATGCCTCGATCTCCTCAAACAGCGGCCCGGCCGCGTCCTGCGGGCAGCGCGCCCGCACCAGTGTCAGGTCAACAGCCCGGCTGTGCCGGCGGGCCGCGCCCGGCGCGATCCATTGCAGGGGCCGCGCCGCCGCCCCGTCCGTCCGCCAGACAACCCAGCAATAGGCCGTGGCTGTCCCGGCATCCGGGTCCCAGCCGCCCCGCGTCAGGGCAACACGCTCGGCAAACACCGCCACCACATGCGGCGGGAACGGAATGAACAGCTCCACCGCCCGGGCAATCGTCTCCAGCCAGCGCAGCGGCACGAAAACGGCCACACCCACGCGCGGCCGGTGCAGGAACGCCCGCTCGACAAACTGCTGCGGCAGATCCCCGAACGGCGGATTGGTGATGATCCAGTCAAACCGCCCTGGCTCAAACTGGTCCTGCGGCAGCAGCGTCAGGAAATCCCAGGCCGAGCCATGCAGCCGCGAGAACCCCCGGTCATGCAGGTCAGACGCCACCACCTCGGCGAAAAAGTCGGCGAGCGGCACGGCCATGTGGCCCTCGCCGCAGGCGGGCTCCCAGACGGACAGCGCCGCGCCGGGGGCCAGCCCCAGCACCTCGGCGCAGAGCGCCCGCGTCGCCCAGGGCGGCGTCGGGAAAAAATCGTCCGAGCCGCGCGGCTCGACCCGCGAGGCCATCACCGCCCGCGCCGCCGCCGGCCGCGCTTTCCGCACCGCCCCCATCCGTTTAACCTCCCGCTAACGTCTGTCTCACGGGGGGATGCACGTGAAACCCGGCATCCCCGTCGCAGTCAGCCTCGCCCTCGACCAGAAACGACATCGGGTCGAGCCGGTAGAACCAGCACAGCACCAGCACGTTCTGGGCGCTCTGGAACGCATCCGCGCTGCCCCGCTCCGCCCGGCTGATGGTCGACCGCGACACGCCGGTCGCAGCCTCCACCTCGCGCAGGGTCATCCGCCACCGCGCCCGCCCGTCCGCCAGCGCCTGCCCGAAGGCAACCCGGTCAAGCCGCCACATCGCCCGCCCCTCCCTGCGACCAGTGCCGCGCCCGCTCCTGAAAATCGCCGTAGGTGAGCCCGCAGAACCCGGCCAGCCGGTCGAGGTCATCGGCCTCCACCCGCCGCCGCGCGCCGGACATCACGTCCCGCGCCGCCGCCACCCGGCAGCCGGCGAGCCCGGCCACATCGGCAGGCGTCAGCATCGCCCGGCCGAGCGCCCGCGCCCGGTGCACCGCCTGGGCGCTGACAAACAGCGTCAGGAGGCTCCGCGCCCCGAACGGCGCGAAATCCGCGTGAAAGGCCCGGGCGTCAGTCATGCTCCACCTCCACCCGCGCCCCTTTGCGCCGCGCAGCCTGACGCTGCGCCCGCGCCAGCCGGGCCTTGTCCGCAGGCGACGGGCAGTACGCGATCGACCCGTGCCCCGTGCAGAACGCCCCATGCGCCCGCTCGGCGCCGCAATAAACCGTTGATCCGTCATCCGCCGTCAGTGGCCACCGGCAGGTCTCGGCAGTCAGGGACTGCAGCCGGATCGGCCCCGCCTCCCGGCAGGAGGCGAGCGCCAGCGCCCGCCGCTCGTCCGCCGGCATGCCGGCCCGCTCCGCATGGCTCGGGGCCAGCGTCACGCGCGCCGCCGTCATCAGCTCGTTCAGGGTCGACCGGCGCACAGGGCGCGGCCCAGGCTGCTGCGGGCAGGCACCGGCATCCGCCGCCGCGCCCGCGCCCCCGGCCTCGCCCGAGGTCGTTCCCGAGGTCGTTCCCGATGTCGCGCCGGGAGTAGCGCCGCGCGGCTGCATCAGCACGACGCCGAGCCGGCGACAGGCGCCGATCACGGCAAACCGCGTGACGGCCCCCCACTGCGCCGTCAGCGCATCGGCAATCTGCGCCGCCGTCAGGCCCTGTTCCGCCAGCGGCTCGAGCAGGCGTTTTTTGGTCTGGGGCGGCAGCGCCCGCCAGCTGTCGCCGCTGGCCTGCGCCCCGGCGCCCGCGTCCACATCGTCGCGGCGCGGGCGCAGCAGCCCGGCCAGCCGGCACGCGCCCTGCACCTGCGTCACCCGCAGCGCGCCGTAAAGCGGCGCCAGACGCGCCGCCATCTGCCGGTAGGTCAGGCCCTCGGCCGCCAGCGGCCGCACTGCCTCGCGTTTCTGAGCGGTCGTCAGGCTGCGCCACGGGATCATGCGTCGCGCTCCATCAGCTCGTCCGCCCTGGCGCGCATCGCCGTGAGGCTCTCGATCACCCGGCTCAGCAGCTCGCGGATGTTGAGCGCGCGCACCTCGTCGGCACTCACCTGCCCGTCATCGGCCAGCGCCTGGCACACGGCCGCCACGGCCTCGCCGTGCTGGCCGGCAATTGCCGCCAGCAGGCGGCCCCAGTCCGTCGCCATGCCGGCCGCCGCCGGCCCGGCCACATAGGCCCCGCCGGCCAGGGCGCAGATCTCGCGCAAGAGCAACGGCGGCTCATCCCGCGCCACCGCATCGAGCGTCAGGTCCAGCATCACGTCGAGCGGCATGTAGACATCGGCATGATCGGGCGCCGCCGAGCAATAGGTCTGCACGGTCTGGCGGCCGACACGCGTCAGCGCCGCCGCCGCCTCCTGCCCGCCGGCACAGCGCACCTGATGCGCCGACGCCCGTTTCAGGGCCGCGCGCTGGTGCTCGTTCGATGGTCTCGGCAGTTTCATGGGCGGCCTCTCGGAATAAAGGGGCAGGACATTGCGGGTGCTCATCCCGCAATGTCCTGCGAGGTGCGGGATGACGCCGCACCCGGCTGCGGCAAGGATGGCCCGTAGAGGTCGGGCCGAATCTCGCTGCGGGCCAACCCGGTCACCCGCTCCACATCCAGCACCCGCTCGGCGGGCACGCGCTTCTGCGCCCACCGCGTCACGGTGGCCGGGTCGACATCAAGGGCCTTGGCCAGATCGCGCAGGCGCAGCCCGCAACGAGCCAAGCCCAATCTAAGAGGAGGATACTGTTCCATGGTCACAGATGTTGCTTTTTATGCAACAACACGTCAAGGGCGAATTGCGTTATACGCGACCGACAGGGTCAAATGCGTATGGCATCATCCGCTCATGGCGGACCCTACCCAAATTCACCCAACAAAGTCGCCGCGCCGCATTCATTTCATCGAAGAATGGGCGGCGAAGCGGCAGCTCACCCAGGCTGACGTTGCCCGGCAGCTCAATGTCGAGCGGAGCACTGTGAAACGCTGGTATGACGGGACCATCCCGACCCGGTCAGACCATCTCGAACAACTGGCAGAACTGTTCGCGCTGGACGACCCGTCAATGCTTTTTCGCCATCCGGATGACGACTGGATGGCGCGACTATTCGAGGGCCGCACAAAAGACGAGCTGGACAGGATGATCCAGATGCTTGACCTTGCTTTTCCGCGGCACCACCCGCCGACACGCAAGACAGGCAACGGTGAAAGCTGACGCCGTGTACGTCAAACCCAACCCTCGCATCACATTTCCTTTTGACAGCTGGGAGCTGGTATTCAACGACGTTCCGGTGTTAGGTACGCGTTTTCGCTTGGCAGACGTGATGGAATTTGGCCGAGCACTTGAAAAACTGTGCAACACCCCTTCACAATTCGACGTTCTCGCCCGGCCGGAGCCTGACAATCCACACGACGAGTTTGCCATTGCTGTTGCTGGAAGCTGGTCGACAGGCTGGATATTCAAGAAGCACCACTACGTCCGTCTCGGCTATGTGCCGCGCAAGCTGGCGTATCGCATTGCGCACGAAACCCGTTCTCCGATCCGACTGGCCTTTCAAAGCCTGCACGTGCCGGAGGTAGGCGATCCCGTCATGCTGGTTGACATCTATTACGCTCGCCGCTGACCGGCCCGGATGCTTCCAACCGCGCCGCCTATCGTTCGCCAGCGCCATTCGGATCAATCGGAAATGCCGCCAGCAAGACCTGCTTGATCCGCCGAACCTCATCAGCCGATCTGCCCTGCAAAAACCGCATCATCCACTCATCAATCGGGCGGCGGAACAGCGCATCAGGCTCGCAGCCCAACAGACAAGCAAGCCGTTGCTGCATCTTCAGGCTGGGCGAAGCTCCGTTATACCAGCGAGAAACCACGCTTTTATCGGCATCCAGCGCATTGGCTAATTCCGCCTGCGACGCATAGCCGGCCAGCTCGGCCCACTCGCGTATGTAATGGGGTCGACGAGGCTGCTTGCTGGGCTGACTGGGTGTATCCGGGGCCATGGTTCAAATCTGCCCCAACAAGCGCCTGAACGCAATGTTGCATAGTACGCAACTTTTTACTTGACGATATGTTGCATTCAAAGCAACACTCGCCCAGCTTCATCGAAACGAAAGCCGCGAGATCGCCAATGACCCAATCCGCCCCCGCAATCGCTGCTACTGCGCCTGATGCCGACGCTTTCGTCGCGCCGCCCTATCAGGACATCAACACCCGGCGCGCGCCATGGCCGCGCCTGATCCAGAGCCGCCGCAAGACGCCGGGCCTGTGGCTTTCCGGCGAAGCGGGCGAGATCAGCCTCGCCGGATGGGATCCGGAAACGGAGCTGGAGCACTACGATTATGATATTTACCGCCTCGCCGCGCAGGTCCGACTGACCTTCGGTCACTGGCGCGAGGAAACCCGCACCGGCCCCGGCGGCACCGCGCAGCGTGTCGCGGTCTTTGAACGGCTGTCGGGCGACGGCCCGCTCGTCGCCTTCGAGGCCGAAATGCCCGGCGACCACACACCGCACCACGCCCCGCGCTATGCGCTGACCGACCGTCAATCCGGCGTGCGCATCAATGTCAGCGCCCACGTCACGGGCATCGCGCCCCGCGCCCATGGCCGCAACCGCCCCTCCGTGATCACCCTGACCTTTGCCCGGCGGGCGGAATACCTTCTTGCCGCGCCCGCCTATGGCCACCAGCCCGGCACCGTTCTCACCCTCTGGTTCGGCTCGCTGCTCTGACACCCGGCGACCGGAATGAGAGCCCGCCTGCACCCCGCGCAAGAGACAAGAACACCCGGCGCGGGGCAGACCGGCAACAGGCTGCATATGCGGCCAGCAGCGAAGGCACCCGTTAATGCGTTATCCGCTCACACCGCTGTCAAAATGCTCGCTGGCCGACGCTATTGCCGCAGCCAGGCGGTGGAGATGCGCCCCGGCCGCAGCCAGCTCGCCGGCTGCCAATCGCTCCGCCGGGAACGGAACAGCCAGGTCCGAGGCCCTGCCTGCCACCGTCAAGCGCACCGTGGCCACTGCCACGCCCCCCTCTTGCATCACGCTGACCAGCTCCGCCGTCAGCTCCCCATCAGCCACTGAAAACATGCGCCTTCGCCTCCTCGTTCGGTTGAGGGCCATGATCCGCGCGGCCGGCCACACACCGGCCGCGCGGCAAGACGCTACAGCCTGCACGCGCAACGCGCCAGCTCTCACCCGTTCGCACGCCGCGACGCTCAACCTGATATCCACGCGCGCTTGCGCGTGCATTGCAGCACCTGTCGCGCACCCCTCCCCCGTGGCAGGCCGCGCGCTGCCGCTGGCGGCACTGCCGTCAGCACTGGCAGCCGCCACCTGCGGCCTCGCCCTCGGCATCTGCCTGGGCGAGGCCGCCTTTCTCATCCTCCGCGCCGGAGGGCTGTGACATGAGCCGCACCGCCCTCGTCATCCTCGCGCCCACAAAAAAAGCCCGCCCCGGATGCACCGGGACAGGCTTTGCAAGGGCGACCGGCACGGGCAGCGCCGCGCAAGTCTCAGGCGCGCGACCGCTCGCTGACCTTGGCGAAATGATAGCCGTCCAGGGTCAGGAACGGGCTCACCGCCTGCACCCACAGCGGAATCACCAGCCGCTCGCCATCCGGGAACAGGCCCGAAGCGCCAATGGCATCATTATAGGCCTTGGCATCGACGCCGCGCAGGGTCGGCGGTTCTTCTCCGGAGATGCGGATCATCTCCGCGTTGAAGCGCCGGAGCGCGTCCGCGTCGGCATCGCCCTGCGCCTCCATCTCGGCCAGCAGCCGGTAATAGTCGCGCTGCAGCAGCTGGTGCTCGCGCGCCCGGCCCGCAGGGTCATAGGCAAGCTGGCCCGCCCCCACAAAGGCAACCGCCCCACCGGCCCACGCCATGCCGAGGCCGAAAACCTGCGCCAGATCCCCGACAACCGCCGCCCCCAGCAGCACCGTCAGGAAGTTGAAAAAGCGCGCCACGCCCTCAAGGCTGCGCCGCCGCGCGGTGTGATACAGCGCGTTGCGCAGCACGTTGAAATAGATCGTGTCCCTGTCGAGATCCATCACTTGCCTTTCCCGGCAGGCGGAGTAGGCGGTTTCACCGGCTGGCGCGGCCCGAGCGAGTTTTGCTGCGAGCTTTCACCCTTCCGGTTCGGGCGGGTTTCCATGCCGCCCGCCTTGCCGCCGCTGTCCTTGCTGCCGCCGTTCCTGTTCATCGCAATCGTCTCCTCATGGTCTTCTCATGGGGTGGTGAAGAGCCCTGCCGGCCGGGTCAGGGTCCGGCAGGGCTCGCAGATCTTACGCGCAATGCGGGAAGCAGCACAAGCTGCACGCCGCCCGGCGTCAGGAGGCCAGTGACATGAGCCGCACCGCTCTGATCATCCTCGCGCCCATGGCGCTCAGCGCCGCGCTCTGCGCCGCCGCGCTGGTCATCGGCATGGTCCGCGCCCGCCGCGCCGCCATCCGCGAGGCCGACCCCTACGAAATCCCCGTCGACGACGCGCACCTCTCGCACGTCGTCCACACCCCCGGCCGCGTGTCTCCTCCCCGCGCGGCCGGGGAACCCCTCACCCCCGGAGCCCGATGATGACCTCACAGCCCGACACCGCGACCGACCCCGTCGCCCGCGCAATGGCCATCCTCCGCATCGCCAGGCTGGCGCAGCCGGATGGCCAGACCCGGGACAGCAAGGCCGCCTATTGCCTGCTGACCGCGTTCGCCCTCGCCTGCTGGCAGATGCACCTCGACCCGGCCGAGATCGCCGAAACCGAGTGGCCCAGGATCGCCGCCGACCTCGGCCGCTACAGCCTGCAACACGCACTGCCCGCCGAGGCCGGCCATGCGTGAGACACAGATCACCGAGCAGCTGGCGCGGCTCGGCATCACCGCCCGCGACGTGCGCCTGAAGATCGCCATTGCCGAATACCAGAACAACGGCGGCACGTTTGAGCAGGCCGAGGCCATGCTCCGCGCTGCCTACACAGATGCAGCGAAGGGCCGTCACACACAGGCCAGACCGGCTGAAAGCCCGGCGCCCGACGCTGCACCCCTTCGGGGCGCGGGCCATTTTCTCACTGCCGACAAGGCCTCGGAAAAGGCGCCCGCCGCCCCGATCCCGTCCACCCGGAGCGGAGGCCAGTTGAAATGCGCCGACCAGGCCAATGGTGTGTTGCCTCCCGCTCCGCAGCCCCGGCGGGAGGCGGCCTCCGGCCATGCCCGCCGGGGCCTTGCCGCCATCGCCGCCGCGCAGGTCCCGGTCGCCCGCTCGCTGTTCGACGGCACGCGGCTGCCGGACGGGCGCACCTTGCGCGAGGTGCACTGGGCCGAATGCCCGCGTCTGGCGCAGCAGTACCGCCACCTGGCCCGCGTGCTGCACGCCATCCACAGCCATGCCACGCCCGCCGATCCGGCTGCCACGCTGGACGAGATCGTCAGCGAGGCGCAGCTGATTGCCATCATCGCCACAGCGGAGCGGGCCAATGATCTTGACTGACACACACGAGATTCCGGGAAGCGGAGGGGCCAGTGTATACGCGCCGAAAGGCCCACGGTTTCCTGCCCCCCGTTCCCCGGAGGGCGAAGCGGGCCTTCCGAGCTCCGTCGACAAGACCATTGAAGCGGAGCCCGCTTCGCCCGCCCTTCAGGCCCTGCTTGACCAGCTCGCCGAGCTGCAGCTGCGCCGGAAATTCTACATCTCGCTCACCAACAAGCAGGTCAACGCCATCCGCGCGCTGACCCGCCGCGCGCTTGGCTGGCGCGCCGACGACGAGGGCCGCGAGAAGATCAACGCCCGCGCCGCCCGCATTGTCGCCAGCGCGCTCGCCGGCAAGACCCAGAAACCCGAGGACGAGCCCGCATTTGCCGCACTGGCCGCAGACCTTGCCGTCTGCGCCGCCGTGCTGCAGCCGCTGGCCGAGGCCCGGGCCGAAGTGGAAAAGGACATGCGCCGCGCCGCCCGCAAGCTGCCGGCCTATGATTTCGCGAAATCCGTGCATGGGCTCGGCGACCTTGGCCTTGCCGTGCTCGTCGGCGAGGCCGGCGACCTCGCCAGCTATCCGAAAAAGGGTCACCTCTGGAAGCGCCTCGGCCTTGCGCCCATGCATGGCCAGGCGCTCAGCACCTGGCGCCGCACCGGCGGGCTGTCGGCGGACGACTGGAAGTCCGCCGGCTATTCGCCGCGCCGCCGGGCCGAGGTCTATGCCGTGATTTCCGAACCGCTGTTCCGCGCGCAGAGCGTGGCCGATGGCCCCTACCGTGCCATCTATGACCGCCGCCGCGCCGCCGCCGAGGCCGCGCACCCGGACTGGTCGAAGCTGCACAGCCACATGGACGCCCTGCGCGTCATGACCAAGTCACTCCTGCGCGACCTGCGCAACGAGTGGCGGAGGGCCAGCATGGTCGCGCCTGACGGCCAGGGATTACGTGCCCTCCGCATACCTTTCCCAAACTGCGAGGAGCCCGGCGCATGAGCCGCGAAGCCTTCAACCTGATCATGGCGGGCCTTGAGGAGGCCCTCGAGGTTGCCCGCAACACCCCGCCGCTGACGCCCTTCAAGGCGTTTTTCACAGATCACACAACCATGGGCATTTCGGCCGCCACCGCCGCCGAGGCCCGCACCATCGCCAACGAGGCCGCCCGGAAACGCGGCACGCTGGTGAGCAAGATCAAGGTCATCAAGGAGCAACCCAGCAATGACTGAGACCGAACAGACCGAGCTGCGCCACCTGCTGTCCGAGCTGTCGCTGACCATCCAGCACACGCTGGTCAACAACGAGCCCGCCCGCGAGGCCCTGTTGCAGCAGATCCAGCTCCTCAATGAGGCATGGGGCATGGCGGGCACCAATCCTCAGAGCGGGCGCGGCTTTGACCTGCGCCCCACGCGCCTGCGCCTCCTCGCCTGCGCCGCCGGCCTGCAGAGCGACGCCGAAACGGCCAGGGAATGGGGCGAGCGATCCATCGCCCTCGACCTCCGCGCCGTCGCCAACGCCACCCTCAACGCCGCCCGCGTGCGCGGCCTGCTGCCAAGGGAGTAACCCCCATGACCGAGACCAGCGAGATCACCCTGAGCGTCCCGACGCCCGCAGGCGACCAGCTCCGCGCCTTCATCGAGCGCATCGAGCGCCTCGAGGAGGAAAAGAAGACCATCGTCGAGGAGATCAAGGACGTTTACGGCGAGGCCAAGGGCAACGGCTTTGATCCGAAGATCCTGCGCAAGGTCATTTCCCTGCGCAAGAAGCAGCCGCACGAGCGGCAGGAGGAGGAGGCAATCCTCGACCTCTACATGACCGCTCTGGGTGGCTGACACGATGACGGACGCACTGCCCCTCTATACGGTAGACGAGGTCGCGGGCATGCTGCGCAAATCGCGCCGATGGCTCGATGGGATCCTCGGCGAGGACATGCGGCGCCGGCCGTCCGAGCAACGGTTCCAGTTTCACATCCGCCACGGGAGGACACGGCTATGGACAGAGGAGGGGCTGACGCGACTGCGGCAAGCGGTCGCCCGCGAAAGCGAGCCGGGCGGCGCGCTCGCGGCCTCCACCCGGTCGAGCGCGACGGACACTGGCACTGCGTTGGCACCGTCCGTGCTCGCGGACGCTCGATCCGCGTTAGACGCAGTCTTGGCATTCCGGCCGGGGCGCGCAGCGAAGACCGGGCATGGGACGCAGTCCGGGAAATCGAGGCAGAAATCCTCGCGGAAATCTCCGGCGAGGGCGGCCCAGGTGCATATGTTGCGGTAGCGGCCCAGGATTACCTGAGGCAGAAGCGGACCCGGCCACTTGGGAAAACGACAGTCGACGTCATCCAGGAGATTGCAGGCCTGTTCGGGCTGCGCCGCCTGAACGACATCGCGCCCGACGAATGGAAACGGCATGTCGAGACGCGGCAGAAGGACAACTCGCCCGCAACCCGCGAACGCTACCTGAACGCACTGCTCGCGTTCCTGTCGTTCTGCCGGACCCATCACCGCCTCAAGGCGCTCCCCACATTCCAGCGCGACAAGATCGCCCGCAACCCGCTGCGCCGGACCCGCCGCCGCATCCGCGAGCTGCGACCGGACCTGATTGCCCGCCTGCTGATGTCGGCACACATCACAATCCGCGCACAGCTGGCGGTCGAATGGTCCGCCGGCGCGCGCGTCTCGTCCGTGCTGCACGGCTGCCGCGTCTGCGACCTGATCCTCGCCGAGGGCCGGGAGCAGCTGACATTTCACGACACCAAAAACGGCACGAGCGTCGATGCCGTGCTGCACCCGACAGCGGCGGCGATCCTGCGCGACTATGTCGCCTGGCGCGGCAAGCTGCACGAGCGCGAAGCCCCGCTGTTCCTGACCTACAAGCGCCTGCCCTACGCGGACACCGAGGGCGCATGGGGCGGCCAGAACAAGACCGGATTCAACGCCGCCAAACGCCGCGCCGCCGCATCCGTGCTCGCCGATGCCGAGCGCGAGGCCAGCCGAATCACCGACCCCGCAGCGCGCGCAGAGATCCTCGCCCAGGCCGAGGCAGACGCGGCGCTGCTCAGGTCGGTGACGCAGCACTGGTTCCGCCACATGCTCGCATCCCGCATGGTCCGCGAGGGCGACCTCAGGACAGCGATGGAGCAGGGCGGGTGGCTCGATCCGCGCTCAATCATGGGCTATACACATGACGCCCCGGAACACCGGCGACGGGCGGTGCATGCATTCGACGATTTCGGCACGTATTTGACACGAGACGCTAGCGAAAAGAAAGTAAATGGCTGA